ATTAAGAAGTACAAGAACCTCGACCAGATCCAGTACCAAGGCCAAATGGGCGATACGACCGACAAACAGGAAAAGGACATGTGGTATGGTTCTACCGTCTCTGATGCCAAGGACAAGCAGATAGAGGTTATTGAGTACTGGACGAAAGATAAGGTCATATCCATCGCCAACCGTTCGGTCATCATAGAGGACAGCGAGAATTATTATAAGCAGAAAGCCCGCGCTAATGGGGCTGAATACCCACGGGGCATCATGCCGTTCGCGTGGGCGCGTGACATTGTCGATGAATCACTGTTCTATGCCAAGGGTGAGATAGACATTATCGCTGATTTAGTAGAACTGCTCAATGACCAGACCAACCAGCGCAATGACGCTATCATCTACGCCCTGAATCAGATGTACACCCTTGATCCAGCCTATGGTGACCTGATTAACGAGATAGAGAACATACCTGGTGCAGTCTACCCCGTACCGAAAGACGCACTCGCACCTATCATGAAGGGCAACATCCCATCCGACAGCTTCAATGAATCATTAAGCGTCAAGAACGACATCCGCGAGACCACGGCTACCAATGAGGTCATATCAGGCGGCAGCACCCAGCAGCAATCCGACCCGACCGCGACCGAGATAAACGCCCAGATAGCAGGTGCAGGCCAGCGCATCAACCTCAAGGTCACCCAGCTCGAAAACGAGTACTTCCACCGTGAAGCCCGTATCGTATTCGAGATGATAAAGCTCTACGTCACTGAGCCGATGATGGTGCGTATACTTGGCAAGGACGGCGCGAGGTGGGAGGAGTTCGACCCAAGTGAGTTCCAAGGCGACTATGAACCACGCGTGCAGCTCGATATCACCGTACAGAACCAGAAGCAACAGGATGCGAACAGGGCTAAGGAGCTACTCGGCGCATTCTTAGGTGACCCTGACATCAACCAGCAGGAGCTGAAGAAGCTGGTACTACAGCGCAGCTTCGACCTTGACCCTGACGAAGTGGTATCACTGACCAACGTACCACCGATGATGGGCGGTATCGACCCGATGACCGGCCAACCATTACCACAAGACCCGAACATGATGCAACCACCGATGCCCCAGGAAGACATGATGATGCAGCCCCCCGTAGATCAGCCGATGCCTGACCCCACTATGCAACCACAAGCGGAAATGGTACTATGACGACTAGCGAGATTCGAGCGGGTTATCAATCATTCTTCCTAAAGGCTGAGGCAGGCAAACACTACGTGCAGAAACTGACTGAACTTATCGACACCAACCATCGTAAGGCTGAGAATGAGCCTGAATTATCCCGTGATTATATGCAGCGCGCCAAAGGATTACGTGAGGCGCTTGATATGATAACCAGCCTGACGGCAGGAGGCAACACGGGAGAGTAAGTCATATATCCACTGGAGGGAATGAGGGCCAATAATTAACGCCAGCCTAGTGTTTTTATCCCGTTCTCTCCAGTGGGCTGGTGACTTTAACAACAACAAACGAAAGGTTACAACAATGGACGAGGATACCAATTCCAACGCCCCTGTTGAATCTGGCGGGCAAGCTATCGACGGCATCTTAATCGATGACCAAGGCATGGCCATACCCGTACCAGAAGAAACAGAACAAGCTGAGGTGGTCCAAGAACAAGCTGAACCTGACGCGCAGACAGTAGAAGAACCATCTGAGGTTATGGGCGGTGATGAACCAGCACCCGAAATCGAAGATAAGAAGCTACAGAAGTTCGCTCAGAGTCAAGGCTTAGAACTGGACAGCCCGAACGCAATCAAGGCCGCACAGATAGCTATGAAAGCCCAATCTGAGGCAACGAAGAACTACCAGAAGTCTGCTGAGCTGGAACGTGTCGCAAACATAGCGCCCGAACAGATTTCACCTGATGCCACGCCCGAACAGCGTGACAACATACGCGTCCGAAATCTTGAACTCCGCTATGATATCCAGCAATGGAAGATGCAGAACCCTGAAAAACTCTCTAACGAGGGTGCGATGGTACAGCTGCTGAGCGACCCGACCAAACGTGCATTAGTACAGGAAGGCCTGTTATCCCTAGACGATGTCTACGCGATGGCAAAAGGCAGTGGTACGAATGACGGTAGTTTGAAGTCACAAGGGGGCCGCGAGGCATTACAAACCCTAGCCCAGAAACAACAGGCCGCAGTCCCGCGCGGTAACGCTGTTACTTCTGGCACAAGCAGTAACAAGATAACCCCGCAGAATGTCGATTCAATGGTAGCCCGCATGTCTCCTGAGGAGTACAGAAAGCGGTTACCTGAGATCAACAGGGCGCTGAACGGCTGAATATTACCCATTTAGCATAGAAAGATACATACAATGGCAGCAACAACTGGAGCCTATAACTCCGGGAACGTGAACGTCGGCGCAACAGCCGCTTCAGTTTTCCGTCCCAACATCTGGTCCAAGGAAGTCCTTATGTTCGTCAAAGAGGAATTAGTCCTCTTACCACTCATCAAGCACTACGATGCTGACGTAAAGGCTGGTGGACAGACACTCGAGATTCCAAACGTCTCAAGCATCACCGCTAACCTGAAAGCTCAGAACACTCTCGTTACCCTGAACTCCAACACCGAAACAAAGACCACCATTACCCTAGACAAACACTACGAAAGTTCGTTCATCGTAGAAGACCTCGTCAAGGTACAAAGCGTCTACGACACCCGTTCTGACTATACTAAGGCAGCAGCTTACGCGATCGCTGAGAAGATTGACACTACGCTTGCAACCGCTATGACATCCGCCTTCACAGGTTACGGTGCATACGGTACGGCTATCAGTGACAACCTCATCCTGACCGTTAACCGCTACTTAAGCGAAAGCCTCGCACCACGCACCGACCGCTCTATCGTGGTACACCCTAAGGGTGAAGCTGAAATGCTGGCAATCGACAAGTTCGTGCGCTACGACGCACTTGGCGGTCCTGCAGACAGCAACAGCATCAAGACCGGTAAGATCGGCCAGATCTACGGCGCTGAAGTGTTCGTAACAACCAACCTTGTCTACTTGGACACGGCTACAGACGAATACTCAAGCTTGTTCTTCCACAAGGAAGCGTTCGCGGTCGCCATGCAGATGGAGCCACGCACACAGGCACAGTACAAGCAGGAGCACCTTGGATGGCTCGTTACAGTCGACGTCCTGTTCGGCTGCAAAGCTCTCCGCTCAGGCTTCGGTTACGTCCTTAAGCACTAAGAGACGTAAAGTACCTGGTTTACATCAAGAGGGGCCTCACACCCCTCTTTTTGTTTGTCATAAAAAACCGCCCCTGATTACAAGACAAGGGCGATTAGCACAGAAAGATGGATGATGAATGAGAGCCTATGTACAGGGTATAGGGCATAGGGAATAGTGACTGTAAGATATCAGGCTGGTATTGCAGAACGTATCATTATTGGCTACACTTATATAGAACCTGGGCTGGGTTTAACAGGAGTGCTATGACCAAATATTCACCGTTATCAGAGGATAAGGAAACCGTAAAAGAACTGAAACTTATCCCCGAGATGGAGCTGCCGCTCGATCAGAAGCTCGCTTTTGTACAGGCCCAGATACAGGAACTCAAGCAGATGGCTTGGCGCTCACGTGTCGACGTACTGCACGCCAACCGTCTTGCCAAGGATGACAACGAAGTACTCCGTAACCGTGGCCTCAACAACCTCTCCGAACACAAGAACTCCGTCCGCCAGTTCACCGGCGCGATCCGAACGCTCATAAAGCTCAAGGAAGAACTGGAAGCCGAGGACTAAACATGGACAAGCTGGCGGTCATATTGCCGTCGCGCGGCCTGATGTTCTCGGAAACGCCGGAGGAGCTGTTGCGCGAACTCGAGGGTTTCAACTATGAGATATTCTGGGCACACGAGATGAGCCTACCGGACTGCTTCAACGTGCCGACCGAAAAGGCGCTGGCTGATCCGGACGTGTTCGCCGTGCTGATAGTTGAGGACGACATGATAATCCCACGCGGTATGCTCAAGCGCATGTTCGCCGAGAACTATCCGGTCGTCGCTATGGACTACCCGTTCAGACAAGACGGTGACTCGACCGTACTGCATGACCCTGAGGGCATGGCCTATTGGACAGGCACGGGCTTTATGCTGATAGCCCGTTCGGTGTTAGAGCAGATGGAGAAACCGATATGGCGCACTGACCGAACCTTTGATCCATTTGTTGACACCGATACGATACACTTCTGGCCGCGTAAGCTCAATAAAGTGTTCTATGGATTACATGACCTGAACTTCGGCCTTGTCCTCTACTCTGCTGGACTGCCGGTCAAACCGATGGCACAGACAGGCGGACAGCGTAAACTCAAACAGATGGGCGGGAAGCACACCAACAACGGCGCGCATGAGATATACGAGCTGACGGAAGTAGGCCGTGACGTGGTGTCTGGGATGGTAGATCAGGAGAATATCCAGCTGTTCCTAGGAGCGCTCAACCGTATAAAGAAAGTCAAAGTCTGGACGGAGATACCGCCGTTCATATCCTACGATACAGATAACCAGCCATACCTGAATGATGGACGGGAGTTCAGCCGTGTCCGTTAAAGTCGCTGTCATACTTCCTAGTCGTGGCCTGATGTTCTCGCGCACCGCTGAGGAGATAGTCCGTAACCTGCGTGGCGTTGATTACAAGTTCTTTTTCTCCCATCGTCAGCCGATTCCTGATTGCTTTGAGACACCTGTCCGTCATGCCTTACGCGATAAGACGATAACGCACCTGTGGATAACCGAGGACGATATGATTCTGCCTGACAACACCCTCTGGGATATGCTGGCACTTGATAAGGATGTAGTGACTTGTGACTACCCCGTGACTAAAGACGGCAAGGGTGCAGTATTCACCGTCAGCGGCGAAATCGTCTACTGCGGGACGGGCTGCTTGCTTATTAAAAGAGAGGTGTTCGACCGCCTTGCTACACCGTATTTCCGCTCAGATATCCGCTGGTCACCGCTGAACTACGGCAGCACGGTCAAGATGGTGGGTAGTATGTACGGTGATGAGGGATATGGCCTCCATGATGTGACATTTGGAATAAAACTCTATCGAGCTGGCATACCAATCCATGAATATGGGTGTTTAGGGCAGCGGAAACTGGTCAGTTTAGGTAAATCAGGCACGAATGACGGTGCTCATCTCATCGAACAGTGGACGAAGATTAAAAAGAACTATGAATACAAGAAAATCATGGGTATGCCGCTAGCAATCGGGGCTAAGGGAGCGCTTATTACAGTCGATACGCCCACAGGAGGCATACGGGTCACCAAAAAGCACGCCGAGAACCTGATTAAACAGGGATTAGCAACCAAGATAGATGATAGCAAAGTAATAATCGACGATAGCGAGGTGAAATGGTAGAACCAAAACTTTTAATAGTACTCCTTACCTACAACCGCAAGGAATACACCAAAAAAACGCTCAGAAGCCTCTGGGACACCATCCAGACACCGTATTACCTCGTGGCTGTGGATAACAACTCGGACGATGGTACACAGGACTATCTGCTGGGTCTTAAAGAGCGCAACCGTGTCGATAAGGTCATATTGAACCCCGAGAACTACTATCCTGGTAAGGCGACGAACATAGGCTGGGCTGAGGGATTAAAGGAATACCCGAACGCTACCCACTTGATGCGCCTCGATAACGATATGCACCTCGAATCAGGTTGGGATGTTACGGCGCTTGAGTATTTCGCTCGTATCCCCAGCATGGGGCAAGTAGGACTGGATCACGAAGCGATTGAGACGGACAAAGCAAAGGGATATGAAGTCACTCTCGGAGGCAAGACATACAATAGTTTCCCTGGGTGCGTCGGTGGTCCAAATATAATCCGCCGCTTGGTATGGGACAAGGGTATACGCTATGACGAATCAAAATGGGAGGCTATGGCTCCCGATACGCCGACCATACAGGAGGACTTTCGCCTATCTAAGACTATAAAAGACTTTGGCTTTCTTGTCGGACACATGACTGAACCGCTAGGACGCACGTTTGCCAATAAAACGAACTGGTCTGACTATCCTGACTACTATCGCAAAACTATGACTGAACGCGGATATGGTCATATATTAAAGGAAGTATTTGGAAATGAATATAACCAAAAGGAGCTGAAATGAGCGGCAAAGAATCTTATAGAGAAACAACCGACAGGGACAGGGAAATACTGGCGATACCAGAGGGATATGATTCTATCCAGGTCACGCTTTCCCGATTTGAGCCAGATCATTATGGATGGCGCAGAGAGACCTTAAAGACCGCATTCATACCGATACCTGATTACCTGAGGGAAACGCGCCCCAGCGTCGACATACCATGCCCTGACGTAGTCTTGGATGAGATGAGCCAAAGAGGCATAGACCCTATGGCGTTCATCAGCTTTGTTGGTGATGTGGCGGTATGGAAATGAGGACTATATCACAATGTCGTTCATGCCACAGCGATGACCTGACAACCATAATTGACTTAGGTTACCAGTATACGTCCGACTTCCGTAAGGATGACAGCGAGCCACCGAAGTATCCTATTGAGGCTGTCATCTGTGGGCTGTGCAAGCTCGTACAGTTGCGCCACACTACACCATCAAACGAGATGTATCACGAGAACTACGGCTTCAAGAGCGGGATATCTGATTCCATAAAGGCAGACCTTAAAGAAATAGTTGAGCGTGGGCTGGAGTACAAGCCTGAGAGCTGGCTGGATATCGCTAGTAATGACGGAACATTGCTGAGTTTTGTACCCAAGGATGTGCTGTTCAGAACAGGTATCGACCCTATAGGCTTCCTGTGCAAAGAAGCACGTGCTAAGACGGGGGCTAACATAATCAACGATTTCTTCGATGCCAAACATTTTGAGGGCATCATGCCATTCGATATGATTACCTCTATCTCCTGCTTCTACGACATGGATGACCCGAACAAATTTGTCGGTGATGTCGCAAAAGTACTTGACCAAGAGGGTGCGTGGATTATCCAACAAAACTACCTACTGATTACTATGGAGCTGGGGGCAATCGACAACTTCTGTCATGAGCATTTGGAGTACTAC